CCCGACTTTTACTTTCTCTTAGAGCTTGGGGCGCAACGTCCAAGGAAGACGCTAAAGCAAAAGCTAAAGCGATCTCTAAGAGGAACAAATGAGACCAGTATCCGTTGGAGTTGAACCTGTAGCTAATACGCTAACTACTGTTTATACAGTTCCTACGGGTTACTACGCCAAATTTACAGTCATGTATATCCACAATATTGGTGGATCGACAAAACACATTACTGTGGTGTGGAATGATGCAAGTGCCGCCACTTCCTACGACATCCTGACTGAATACAACTTTACTTCAAAAGCATACCTTCAATTTGATGGCAATGCTTATATTGTTTTAGAAGAAGGCGATAAGATTCAAATTACGACTGAAGCTGGAAGTACCTTTAGTTTTATTGCCACATTTGAAGTATCAGGAGCGCAAAGAACATGACCTACTTAGAGCTTGTCAACGATGTATTGACACGATTGCGTGAGACAAATGTTTCAACTGTTTCAGAGACTAACTATTCTGCTTTGATCGGCAAGTTTGTCAATGATGCTAAGAGACAGATTGAAGACTCTTACAACTGGAATTGTCTTACTCAAGCAATCACAGTAACGACTACTGCTGGCACGAGTTCTTATGCTTTGACAGGTGCGGGACAGAAGTTCCGTATCAATGATGCGCTTAACACAACAAGTTTAATTGGTCTTCGGAACATTGAGTTTGTGGACATGAACCGCAAATTGAACCTTGGCGCACCTTCACAGTCTATTCCATCAGAGTTCTGTTTTAGCGGTGTGGATGGTAATGGAGACACAAAAGTAGACTTGTTTCCTGTTCCTTCTGGTGCTTTTACTCTGTTGTTTGATTTGACCATCCCACAAGCGGCTTTGTCTGCTGATGGCACATCTGTAAAGGTATTAGACTATTTGGTGACTCAGAGTGCTTATGCTCGTGCTTTGATTGAACGTGGTGAAGATGGCGGTACGGCAAGTTCAGAGGCTTATGCTTTGTTCCGTGGAATGCTATCTGATGCTATTGCGTTGGAAAGCACTCGTTACCCTGAAGACAACTTTGTGGCGGTCTAATGGCAGCTCCACTACAAAGTAATAGCATAAGCGCACCAGGCTTTTATGGCCTGAATACGCAAGACTCTCCATTGGATTTGTCTTCTGGTTTTGCTTTGGTTGCTACTAATTGCGTGATTGATCAATATGGTCGTATTGGCTCAAGAAAAGGTTGGACTAGGGTTAACTCCTCTTCTGGTAATCTTGGTGCTAATGATGTAGCTGTAATCCATGAGTTAGTGCAAATTGATGGCACTTTAACTGTGTTGTTTTCTGGCAACAATAAGTTATTCAAACTTGGTACTTCCAATGCTGTTACTGAGTTGACCTATGGAGGTGGTGGTAGCGCTCCTACTATTACTGCTAATAACTGGCATTGTGCTTCTTTGAATGGCATTACTTATTTCTTCCAATCAGGACACGATCCTCTCATATTTGACCCTGCTGTAAGTACTACTACTTATCGTAGAGTTTCAGAGAAAACTGGTTATGTAGGAACAGTTCCTTCAGCAAACATTTGCATTTCTGCATTTGGTCGCTTGTGGGTTGCTAATACTACAACTGACAAGGTTACGATTACCTTCTCTGATCTGATTGCAGGTCATGTGTGGGGTGGTGGCACTACTGGTACTTTAGATGTTTCTAGGGTATGGCCTAATGGTTCTGATGAAGTGATGGGCTTGGCGGCTCACAATGATTTCTTGTTTATCTTTGGCAAGCGTCAGATTCTTGTTTACTCTGGTGCAACAACTCCTGCAACGCTTCAGTTAAGTGACACAGTAGGGTCAATTGGATGTATTGCTAGAGACTCAATTCAGAGCATTGGTACTGATGTTATTTTCTTATCAGACTCTGGTGTACGTTCTTTGATGAGGACTATTCAAGAGAAGTCTGCTCCTTTGCGAGACTTATCTAAGAATGTTAGGTCTGATTTAATATCTTCTTTGGCTATTGAAACCTTGGGCAATCTTAAATCTGTTTACTCAGAAAAGAATGGCTTTTATTTGTTGACAATGCCAGTATCTCAACAAGTGTATTGTTTTGATACAAAGATGCAACTACAAGATGGTTCATCTCGAATTACAAAGTGGGATTCAATCAATCCTACATCATTGTATTCTTTGCGTAATGGTGACTTGTATATTGGTAAGAATGGTTATATCGGTGAGTATGAGAGTTACTTAGATCACACTTCTACTTACAGGATGTCTTACTACACAAACCATGCAGATTTAGGCAATGAGAATCAGATCTCTGTTCTAAAGAGGATTAAGACAATCATCATTGGTGGTTCAAACCAGTTTGTGACGATTAAGTGGGGATTTGACTTTGCTGCCAACTATTTGTCGGGCAATGCTTACATTCCTGAACAACAGAACTATGAGTATGGTCTTGCTGAATATGGAATAGCAGAATACTCTGGTGGTGTTTTGATTAAGACATTGGATGTAAATGCTTCTGGTGCGGGCAAGATTGTTCAAACTGGTTACGAAACTACAATCAATGGTGTTCAATTATCAATTCAGAAGATTGAGATTCAATCTAAGAACGGGAAGGTATCATGAGTGCACTTCTAAAAGTTGTTAAGACTTCAAAAGTTTGCGGTCATTGCAAAGTTGATAAGCCGTTAACTGATTACACAAAAAATAATGCTGCTCCTGATGGTTTGCAATATAGATGTAGAGCTTGTGATTTAGCTTATCAAACAAAACGTAGGGCTGAAAATTACGAAGAGAATCTTGAATACTCTCGTACATATCAGCGTAATCGCAGAAAAGACTTTGACTATCGTTTGCAAATGTTAATTAACGCATCGAAGCAACGAGCAAAAGATAAAGATCGTGAGCATACGATTACTGTTGAAGATGTGCAAAAAATCTATCCCAAAGATGGATGTTGCCCTATTTTTGGAATGAAATTAGAATTCAATACTGCTGGATTTAGAGAAACAAGTCCTAGTATTGACCGCATAGATTCAACAAAAGGTTACACGCCAGACAATATCCAAATTATCTCTTGGAAAGCAAACCGAGTTAAAGGTTATGCAACTTTACAAGAGTTGGAAATGTTAGTGGCATATTTGAAACACGGAGAATAATATGAGCCAATACACAAAAAGTACTAATTTCGCTACTAAAGACAATCTAACTCCTGGCGATCCACTCAAGATTGTTCGTGGTACTGAGATTGATACTGAGTACAACAATATTGCTACTGCTATTGCTACGAAGACAGACAATGCTTCTGCTGCGATAACTGGTGGAACTATTAACGCTACAACGATTGGTGCTACAACAGCATCTACGGGTGCGTTTAGTACTTTGAGTGCTACGGGTGCTATCACATCTACATTGGCGACAGGAACTGCTCCTTTGGTCATTGCTTCGACTACCAAGGTTGCTAACCTTAATGTTGACTCATTAGATGGTGCTGATTGGGCATCTCCTGCGGCATTGGGTTCTACTACCCCTGCGGCTGTCTCTGCTACTACTTTAACCACTTCTAGCACAGTTACGTTTAATGGCGGTACTGCCAATGGTGTTGCTTATTTAAACGGCTCTAAGGTCGTTACAAGCGGTTCTGCGTTGGTGTTTGATGGCACTAACTTTGGTCTGGGAGTTACTCCTAGTGCTTGGAGTGCTTACAAAGCATTTCAAATGCAAGCCGGGTCGTTAATTTCATTTAGCACAAACGACTGGCGCATGGTTCAAAACGTGGTGCGTACTGGAGCCACTCTTGACTATTTGAACAATGGTCAGGCGCATATGTATCTGCAAGATGGTTCGGGCGGCGGTCACGCTTGGTTCAACGCCCCATCAGGCACAGCAGGAAACGCCATTACCTTTACTCAGGCAATGACTCTGTCGTCCGCTGGTGAGTTGTTCTTGGGAGCAACATCTGCGGCATTTGCTGAAAAGTTACGGATGTCTGGTAACTATGCAGTATTTGAAAATGGCACTTACACAGGATTTATTGGCTCGGGTTCATCGCTTGGGACAGGAACAGGCTCTGACTTTGCAATTAGGTCTTCTAATGCTTTGGCATTTTTGACTGGTGGTGCAACGGAACGTGCCCGTATAGACTCAAGCGGTAACTTGATTCAAACGGTCAACACAACTGCTGCAACTCTGACAACAAACCAGACACTGACTTTTAGCATCGTTGACAATTCCACCCTCCGCATCTCTGTTCGCGGTTCGGACGGAACAACACGCACTGCCACAGTCGCACTCACTTAACATGAAAACCTGCACACACTGCAAACAGGAGAAGCCTTTTGAGGCTTTCTACACTAGCCTGACAAACAAGTCGGGC